TAGCATAGTTAGTTATGGGGTAGATATATAGGCTATATATAAATATAATAGCCGGGAACAGGGGGTAAAGGAAATGCGAAAATTAGCAGACCTAATAGAGGATATATGGTGGTGGCGATTCAAACGCATACACCTCAACCCAAAAATCCGAGGTGGGCGTTTCAAAAAAATCCGAAAAAACAAAAAAGGCTAGTAAGGGAGATGTGAGCGATGAAAGGAACATTCAAAGAGAGTGAGATTGAGATTAAGGTTATAGACCTGTCGGAAGGGCGAAATGATAAGCCTATGTCTTTCGTAGATGCGTGTACGAGAATATCCGATATGGTGCATAAGTCGTTCTTTGGAGAAGATGATTTCGAGAATGGTGTAGTTATGCAGATAGTCGAGGATGAGCAGACCACTAAAGACCTTGTAGCGCAGAATAAAGCCATGAAAACCTCGATAGCACTTCTTGAAAAGTGTTTGGATGAGGCTACAGAGGATAGGGATAGATACAAACGTCAACTAGACGAGTTGAATATCATGTTTGATAAATATATCAAGCGAGAGAAACAGATTCGCAATACCGATACCGAGAAGATTTGTGGCAAGTGTAGGTTTTACAACCATATGGGTTGCGAATGTAGATGTGCGATGAGCGACAATTTTAGAGAGATAACAGATAGCAGATATGGATGCGATAGATACGAACCCAATGCCTAAACCTAGATTTTGTGAATACTGTAGGCATTTCAACCGGGATTTCAGGATATGCGTAAATGAGAACAGTACGCATCGCACGGAGTTGAGGAATGAAAACGACAAATGCAGCTTCTGGGATGAACAGGAAGAAGAACGATGATACCTGCGGTACTTGCGTATGGTTTGATAAGTCATATGAGGTATGCGTAAACGGATATAGCAAATATAAAGCCGACTTCAGGCTTGAAACTGATAAATGTGATAATCACGAAAGGAGAATAAAAGATGTCGAGAGTAGCACCCTATAACGGATATGTAGAGGATGGAAAGACATATCAGGAAAACGAGGAAATTTGGGATTTAGGTCAATGGGCGTGTATCGAGGTCTATGCAGATGGCAGACGTGATTACAGCGGTGTGGAATTAGCCGATAAGTTGCCACCGTATGTAGCCTATGGGTCTGTAGCAGATAACCCGAATACAGGAGATGCCTACAGGTTTACCAAAGATGGTTGGGTTAAGTATTAAACCATAACTTATTTTTCCTTACTTTCTGCGAGGGTGTTGCTCCTCGCAAGGTTGTTAGGGGGTAAAACCCATAATAACACTCATATATCCCTTTGCGGTGGCGGTATAACCTACGCTTGTATCGTCACCGCTATCCCTTTTTCGGAGGCAGAAGATGACTAACGATGAGATATTGGCATTACTTGACAGAAAAAAGACCACCAAGGTCACTTCTGCGCCAACTGAAGTTGAAAAGCCAAAGCCAAAACGACAGTACGAAGAAGGGGATACGAGAAAATATAAGGGCAAGCCTATCAACAGAGAAAAGTTCCTGATGGCGATGAATGGGATAATCAACTATGGGATGCCTATCAGAGAAGCATATAAACTATCAGGGTTATCATGCCCGACATTTACGAAAAGAGCAAATCAGTATTTGACAGACGGTTTCATCCCGGCATATCTTGTCGAGGATGGTCATCAGATAGACTTTCAGATAGAACCACCCGATCAGTATGAATTGATTAAGCATGAGTTACAGAGATTGGAGAAGAAAAGAAAATGAAAATGAGTGCGTCAACGCTGAAGTATGTTCAGCTTGTCGATGATAGTAAGTTCACGATTGCGAAGATTCTGCAATCTGGAGATATATGTGAGATACAAAAGACAGCAAATGGATTGCTTGTAACAAAAGTCAAGAAAACAGAAGTACGAAAGGGATAAGGGAAATGGCATTTTCAGAGATCGAACAGGAACTATATGGCAAGTTTAAGCAACTTGACCTACTTAACCCTGATTATGCCTACCCATTCATTGATTTCTGTGATAATGTATTATCTAAAAACTACGAGGAACGTAAACCTATCCTCGATATGTGTAATAAAGTCAAGAATGAATACTATTCAAGGCTCACAAAAGCGGTAAATAAAGGTGCAACGGACGATGAATTAGTCTTTTTGCAAGAAGGACAACCGATATTTTGGGATATTCTCAAAATGGAGGCTAGGAATCGTCAGTTTGACAGTTATTGTATGTATTTGGAGAAGAATAGAGAGCCAAAAGAAAAGTTTTATCAGCCTCGCAGACAAGTCTTGCGTAAGCATGGAGTAATTCAGGCGTTTCAGCAACTTATAGATGACGAGTTAGACATCTTGGGTGTATCAATGCCTCCGGGAACGGCAAAAACTACGTGTGAGAAGTTCTTTCATTCAGCGGTGGTAGGTTGGTATCCGATGGATTTCAGCTTATTCTATTCGCATAGTGGCGATATAACGAGAATGTACTACGATGGCGTGTATGATATAGTCACTAATGCTGATGAATATGTGTGGAATGACATATTCCCTAATTTGAGCGTAACGAGTACCAATGCCAAGCTAGAGCAATTCAATGTCGGCAAGTATAAGCCATTCCCATCCGTACAATGCACATCTGTCGGAGCAAAAAACGCAGGTAAAGTCAGAGCAAGCCGATTCCTTTTTGTCGATGATATGGTGGCTTCGATTGAGGAGGCGTTAAACAAGAATACGCTCGATAAACTGTGGAACGCATATACCGTAGATGCAAGGCAGAGAAAAGTACAGAGTCCATATGACGGAGTATTTTGTAAGGAATTGCATATACAAACACGATGGTCAACACAAGATATTCTTGGACGATTGAAAGTAGCGTATGAAGATGACCCAAGAGTAAAGTTTATCGCCATACCTGATATAGACCCACAGACAGGACGTAGCAATTTCGAATACGAGATTGGTGGATATACGGTAGAGAACTTCCGTGACATCGAAATGACGATGGATGATATATCTTACCGATGCCTGTATAAGCAAGACCCGATAGAACGTGAAGGTCAACTTTATAACGAGGATGACTTGCGCAGATTTAAGGATTTACCTAGTGGCGAACCTGATGCCATCTTGGGTGTATGCGATACCAAGGAAAAAGGTACAGACTTTATGGTTCTGCCGATGGCGTATAATTATGGCGGTGATTATTACATTGTCGATTGCGTATGTGATGATAATGCGGATTTCGGTGTTCAGTACGAAAAGCTGACGAATCTGATAGTCAGACATAAAGCACAACAAGTCGAGTTCGAAAGTAATGCCGGGGGATTAAGGATAGCCTTCGAGGTTGAAAAACGAGTCAAAGAACAAGGTTGTGGATGCAATATAACGACTAAATACACGGAATCGAACAAGGAAACGAGAATCATAGCTAATGCCGATTGGGTAAAGAAACATTGTGTATTTCTTGAAAAGACGGAATATTCAGCTAAATCCGATTATGGCAAGATGATGAGTCAGTTAGTCACATATTGCGTTGGTGGTAAGAATAAACACGATGACGTTGTAGATGACTTTGCTATATTCCACCTGTTTGTGGAAAGATTGTTTAATCGTAAAAAGGCACATTTTGGCAGAGGTTTGTTTTGAGAGGGAGGATAAAATGACCGCAAGTGATTATATCAAGAGTATTGAGAAAGTAGATTTTGCTATCGACAAGTGCAGAAAGAAGATAGAGAGGCTAGAAGCACTTGCAGAAAACAGGTCATCAAAGCCGTTCGATAACGACAGGATTCAATCATCCAAGAGTAAAGATCGCATCGGGGATATAGCGGTGATACTCATCGGTGAAAGAAATAAACTATCTGACCTGATAGAAAAGAATGAGAGAAAACGTGATTATCTAGAAGAACAGATTGATAAAATCGACAATCTTGACTATCAGCGCATAATCTACTACAGGCATCTTGACAGGATGCGTTATGAGGATATAGCAGAGTTGCTTGATATTAGTCCACAGACGGTACAAAATAAACATTCCAAGGCGATGAAAGAACTTTTTAAGGTGTTTATTATGCCAAAAGTAGAAAGTGGTAAATAAAAGTAGAAAATGGTAGGAAAAATTATCTTGCGTGATACCATAAGTATATGATATGATACCGTTGTATAGATAACCGAAAGAGAGCCGTGTTGCTCTCTTTTTTATTTTATGGAGTACAGGAGCGATATGGTATGGAGTTGTCACATATTGGCAGATATGAAATATATACAGACGCAGAAACTATCACGTCTGATAATGTCATAGCCGTACTACAGAAGGCTCTTGGAGTCCACAGAATCAATGTGGCTGATATAAACAGACTACTCGATTACGAGAAAGGCGTTCAGCCACTCATCAGAGAGAAGAAATCTCGTAAAGAGATAGACAATAAGGTTGTCGATAACGTAGCTGCACAGGTTACGGATTTTTGGCTTGGGTTTGCATGGGGAAATCCTATCAGGCTTCGTCAAAAAGGTAACAGATGGAAAGATAACGAAAAAGAGGCTGAAGCGATAAGCCTTTTGAATGAGTGCTATACGGCAACAGATAACGATTGCGATACCATGAAACTTGCGAGATACATCGAGATTTGTGGTGTCGGCTATACATACATTGACATAAATGTTGATTACGAGGACGGAGAAAGCTATTTTACGAGGGATGTTCTTAGACCTCAAAACGCTTTTGTAGTCCGTTCATCGGTTTACCCGGATAACAGAGTAATGCTTGGTGTTTCATATCGTAAGAGTGAGGATGGTAATTATTTCTTTACCGCATTTACCCCTGATATTCGTTATGAAATAAAGGCGATGAAAGTCATCAATGGCAAACCTGTAGAACATCCGAATAACGATGATGGAATGTTATGGGGAGAGCGTAGTCGTAGCGGTGAAAGAAATCCGCTTGGACGTGTACCTATCATTGAGTGGATAAGGTCAAATGACCGTACAGGCGTATTTGAAAAGCAGATTTCCGAAATGGATAACTTGAATCTATTGGTATCTGACTTTACAAACGATGTCGATCAGAATACACAGGCTATCATCCATGCAAACGATATAGAAGTACCTGAAATTGAGATTGAAGAAGAATATATCAAAGAGGATGGTACGACAGGTACACGTAAGGTTACTAGAAAGCGTGAATACAAAGAGGGCGAATGGGTATATACGGAAACTACACAGGATGGTAAAACACCGTTCATCAAATCTGTGGAATCCAATTATGATTATCCCGGTATGCTTTCAAATATTCTGTCAAGGCGTAGCCTTATCTTGCAGAAATGCCATGTACCTATCACTACGGATAAGACAAACGGAGCAACAGGCGTGGCGATGGACGCAGCTACAGGTTGGAGTGACGCTGAAGCGGTAGCATCTGCACAGGAGATTATCACAAATGGATGCTATATCGAGGAAGTTCGTGTAGTCCTTTCAGCAATCCGTGAGAATACAGAACTTGAACAAAGTAGTATCTTGCGTGAATTAAAGGCTTGCGATGTTGAACCAAATGTACGCAGACCTAAGACATATGAGTTGTCGATAAAAGTCAATTCAATGGCAACACTCATCAAGTCAGGATTTGCACTTGAAGATGTAGTTGGCACGATACCGTTATTTGATGACCCATCGACCGTTATACTTACTAGCGGAGAGGGCGTTAAGAAATATCAGGAAACAATCTTTTTACAGAACGAACAATCCGATGGTGAGGGAGAAGAAAGCAAAAAGGATGTAAAAGCTGACCAAACGATGAGCGATGTGTCAGACCAGATACAGAACTCCCCAAACCTTGACGGACAACAGAAACAAGTGGAGGCTGAATAATGGGAATTAGCATACCTACTCTACCGATAGCGAATAAATACACTAAAGATACAACTATAGGCATGGGTGCTATCAAGGGTGCAGCTGCACAATTCGGAACGCCTGTTCCGACAACAAAAGAGGGAAAATCAGGTCATATTGTACCGCTCATATACGAGGATAACGAAGGTGAACAGCATATAGACAATTCATTGTTTATTGCTGATGGTCGTGACGGTGCGCCGGGTACTGACGGTGATGATGGTGTAGGTATTGCATCTATCGAAAAAACGTCTACATCTGGGAATGTTGATACTTATACGATAACTCTTACTAATGGTTCTTCTACATCATTTACGGTTACAAATGGTGTTGATGGTAAAGATGGTAAAGACGGTGCTGATGGAAAAGACGGTAAGGATGGAACACCTATCTATAATTGGATAAGCGGTCAACCTTACGAAGTCGGCGATTTAATCATCCGTGATGATAAATGGTATCAATGTATCGTTGCAAATAGCGATGTTACTTTCGACCCTGAAAAGTGGCACAGAGTAGCTACAGAGGGTGGCGAATCAGAACTCTCAAAGAATGTTACCGCAAATACAACAGTTGGTGCTATTTCAAGCGGAACGACAGTAAACGAGGGAACAACCTTTACAGAGTTCGTTGAAAAACTACTTGTTTCCGAAATCGCACCGACAACCTCATTCTCTATTTCAAAATCTGGAAATGTAGTACATGGTAGTAGCTATACAGAAACGCTTACCTTTAGCGTATCTAAAATGGGTTCAGCTAAAAAGATCGATACTATCAAGTGGTACGAGGGCGATACCTTGTTGCGTACATACGATGTAAACTCATCGACCACAGGTAGTTGGACTTATACGATGTCTACACCGACTACAAACACAACGACATTTAAAGCCGTTGTTACATACACGAAATCAAATGATGCTACAGCGGATATAACAAAGACCGCAAGTATCAGCTTTTACTATAACAAGTTTTATGGTTCAGTTGGAACACTTACCCCGGATGAGGCTACTGTCGAGGCTCTTACAACGGCACTTGGCACATCAAAGGGTGGTACATATTCATTTACTGTATCAAATGCAAGGATAGCATATGCTTTTCCAAAAAGCCTTGGCGCATTGACAAGTATCAAGGACGGAAACGGATTCAGCTTGTTTGATTCATTTACAAGAACAACAGTTACATATACGCAGAATAGCACATCAGTTGAATATTATCTGTATGTGCTTACAGACCCGACAACGGTTAGCAACTATTCTGTAGTATTTGCGTGATTAACGGAGGTATAAAATGGCGATTCAGGTTGCGGATAATTTCTCATATCAAGGAAAGAAACCTCTTGATGGAAGAACTGAATACGGTACAATCGCCGCTATGGTTGCGGTATCAGAGAGTATTCTGAATGATGGTTGTCTTGCGTATGTAAAGGAAAATAAAAAGTATTACACTTTTGATTCAAATAACACAATAGATTCTACTCTTGGTAAGTGGAGAGAACTTGAAAGTGGTAGCACGATAACCATTGACCCGACACCGACATCAGGTAGTACAAATGCCGTACAATCGGGTGGTACATATACCGCACTTGAAGGGAAAGTAGACAAAGTTACAGGAAAGCAACTTTCTACAGAGGATTTTACAACCGCAGAAAAGACGAAACTTGATGGAATCAATCTGTCAAACTATATCCCTACGTCACAGAAGGGCGCAAATAGTGGCGTGGCAGAACTTGATGCAAATGGTAAAGTTCCGTCAACACAACTTCCATCTTATGTAGATGATGTTGTATCTAAAGCGACAAAGAGCGAGTTTCCAAATCCGGGCGAGGATGATAAAATCTACATCGCAAAAGATGAGAACGCTTCTTACCGTTGGGATGGAACAGAGTATGTTTCAATTAGTTCTGCAAATGGTCTTACTCTTGGTGAAACATCATCTACCGCATATCGTGGAGATCGAGGAAAAACCGCTTACGATGATTCACAGGCTAACAAGACAAATATCGGTACGATGGCAAACCTTACCACGACAGAGAAAACAAACCTTGTTGGTGCGGTAAATGAGGTAAATGGAGGGTTAGCAAACAAAGTCGATAAAGTTACAGGTAAAGGCTTGTCAACTAACGACTATGACAATACAGAAAAAGGTAAGGTAACAAATGCACAACCTCAAACACTATCTACGGCAAAGACAATCGAGGGTGCAAGCGTTACAACCGTTCAAGGCGTAGCAGATGCCGTACAGACACATACCGATAAGGTAGTTACAGGCGCAGACGGAGTACATGGATTCAAAGTCACTACAAGCGGTGGCACTAAGATGTACTATAAGTCAGGTGCTAATTGGGTAGAGATCGAGGTTGGTTCATCAACACAGGTTTCAACACTTCCAACCGCAAGTCAATCTAACGTAGGAGTGGTTTATCAGTACATTGGTAGTACAACATCAGTAGCACCTATCTATAAGCATGGATATTTCTATGAGTGCGTTGAGAATAGCGGAGTTTATTCATGGGTAAATATCCCGGTAATGGACGTACAGGAAGTTCAGAAAACAACACTTCCTACCGCATCGGCAACCGAACTTGGAAATATCTATCAGTTTGTTGGAACTACAACGTCATCTTATACGAAGGGTTATTATTATGAGTGCAAAGCAAAAGGCACAGAACCCGAAACGTATGAGTGGCAAGCAATAAGCGTTCAGGCAGGTGGTGGTGGTGCTGATTCACGCATTAGCGAAGAAGTAACGGAGATAGGGGTAAAGTTATCCAATGGATTCAGACCCTATATAAAGATTGATTTAGCACGAGTAATTCCATCGTTTAGTGAAATGTCATTATCTGATTTGGCTATAATTACTGATTCTTACTACAATGGAGATATTTCTATTTCAGATATTAAACAGATTTGGTCGGAAGGGGATACTCTTGATATAGATTTATCTGCTATGAGTGCGACAGATGTTGCAGAAACACATGAGGCTCAAACAGTTAGTTTAAAAATTATTGACTTTGAACATGATAATTTAACAACACCGATAAATGGTAAAACAAAATCATTTATGACATTTGCGTTTTTACTAAACGAAAATGGTATACTTGCATCAAATAATGCGACAGGTTGGGATGGAATGGCAAGGCGTACATGGTGTAATGACACTTGCTTCAATGCACTTCCATTAGGATTAAAAGAAATTGTCAAATCAGTTGATAGAGATAATGGTTCGGGGCAAGCAGGTTATACAACGCTTGTTACATCATCAGACTTATTGTTTTTAGCAAATTATAAGGAGTTTATGGGAGATATATCATTATCTGAGATCGTTCCATCGTCATCAGGATATTCAAGTGTAGATGCTGTTGATGGTACAGAATCAACTCAATATGAGTTATATAAGACCGTAGCAAACAGACAGTTTGGTAAAGATGTATTAACCGCAACCACGGCAAGAATATATCATAGTGGAGTTGCAAGATACTACGACAATACTATGTTATTCATTTTATCAGATGGACGAATTAAAAATGGAGATATACCTTCCATATCTTGTGGCTTACTTGTTCATGGAAATATTTAAGGAGGGTTAAGATATGATAGATGTAGATTTATTACGAAAAGATGAATGTCAACCTCTCACAAACGAGCAGATGGAAGAGATAAAGTCACAGTTTCATCCGAGTGGTACGGCTAATGTGAATATCGTGCCGTATGAGATATACGATGAGGATGGCGTTGAACAGGTAGTCGGAGAAGTCAGAAAGACTATTGATGGGGTTAAGAAGAAGAAATCTGTGTACAGGAAAATATTTGTTAAAAATAACACATCGGCATTTGACCCCTCTATAAGCAATTTAGATGAGATAGATGTGCAAGGAATAGTAAAAGAAACAACAGGGAATATGTTTCATGCCCCTTATGCCAATGGCACTTTTACTTTTGCCGTATATTATCAGCATAGTAACGGTACTATTGTGACAACAGCATCAGGGAATTTCTTGTCAATTAAGTATATACTCAAATATACCAAAACCACAGACGAGTGGGAAGAAGTATAAAAATAGCGGAGCAGAAATAAATCCGCTCCGCTTGTGCTGATTAGTTGTCAGACTTTTCAAGATGTTCAGCGATTTCGCTTACAACTTCGAGATTGATACGCAACAAATCATAAAGCTGATATGCCATAGACATATCCATAGGCTTATTCTTGTAGCGTTCATCATTGATGCGCTCCTGAACTTCAGCACGTTCCTTGTCGGAATATGTATACATAGTATTCCACCTCCTTTCGTGATTAGGGGTTAATGTTCAACATTATATCACTATGGGAGGTAATAATAAATACCGATTAAAAAAGTACAACAACTCAATATACGGAGGTAAAGAAGAATGACAGTTAAAGATTTTTTAAAGGTTTTCAGAAACCCACAGGTCGTTGTTGACATCGTAGATATGGGTGATGAGAGCATCGCTAAAGTCAATGCGAACGGTAAGGACATTCTGAAAGATGAAATTTCTGGGAGAGAGATTTACGACATCAAAGTTGTAAACGCACAGAACGTAAAGGTTATTGTTACAGAGGTGGATGATTCGACAAACGATACACCGAATACAGACCCGACAGAGCCGACCACAAATACTGACCCGGTTGACCCAACTACAAATACAGACCCGACAGGTAATCCGTGATGGTTGACTTTGATGAAATCAATAAACTGTCCGAAACGAAACGCAGGTCAGAGCCATACGATGAATATTTCGCTGATATGGACTTGACCGATGAGCAGAAAAAAGAGCGCATTTCGTTTTCGGAAGATACAGAGGATTTTATCAAGTATATAATCGCTCTTATTTTGGCTTCTATGGACTTTAATACGTTAGACGAGGATTTTATCACAGAACAAACAAAAACGTCTTATTTAGCCGTTATAGGCTCTTATATGGACGTTGACGATTACGTTACGGAATACGTTAATACATTTGCATCAGATTTTGTTACAACAACGCTTGAAAATATAGATGATATATGGTACACATCAGAAGATAGAGCGATGTTTGATGCAGAAAATGAAGCGAATACAGTTCTTAATTACAAGGACTATATAAAAGCCATTCTCTCTGGAAAGACGATGAAAACATGGATAACTTATGGAGATAGTCGAGTTAGAAAGACGCATAGACCTTTGGATGGGAAAACGATACCGATAAACAGTTTGTTTGTAGTTGGCGATTCGTTTATGTTATATCCAAAAGATACATCAAGGGGCGCAAATCCGAGGGAGTATATCGGATGCAGATGCTCTTTACGATACTCATAAAAATTAGAGGCTATTAAGCCTCTTTTTTATATGTCAAGGAAAAGACGTTAAAACCCATCACAGAAGATGTAAAAAGACAAAGACTTGATAGGCGGTCTATAAACACTTATCCGTTACAGAAAACGTACAAAAGACGAAAGGTAGGTAACAAACAATGCAGAAAACAGATTTTGAGGTACTTCCGTACAAGTTGCAGATGTTCGCAGAGGGCGATGATAACGGTAATGAGGGTGATAACACTCCCGATAGCCAATCAAATGATGATGGTAAGAGTGAGCCGGACAATTCATCAAACGATGACAAGACAGTTGAGGATAGGCTAAACGAAGCGTTAGCTGAACTTGCCAAGGAGAGAGCAGAAAGAGAAAAGACAAAAAAGGCTCTCGACAAAGAAATGTCAAAGAGCAAGCAACTTACAAACGATCTTCGTTCAAAAATGACCGCTGATGAACAGCGGAAAGCAGATGAAGAAGCTGCGAATAAGGAGTTGGAAGAAAGAGCGGAAAGCGCAGAGCGTGAATTAAATCGTATGAAAGCGGTACAGGCATATAAAGCTATCGACAATGATGATACGGTAAACACGCTTATTGATGCGGTCAACGACAAAGACCACACTTCTATCGCTACAATCATCGAGAACGAGGTCAAGAAAGCTATTGCAATCAAGGAGGCAGAGTGGAAGAAGTCACGACCACCGATTGAAACAGGCGATGGTTCAGGTGCTTCAATGTCTGTTGATGAAATAATGGCAATCAAAGATACCGCTGAAAGGCAACGTATGATTGCACAACACATTGATTTATTTCAATCATAATACCACAAGGAGGTAGAAAGAAATGGCAGCAGAGGAAAATCTTATCAAGAAAGCAGACCTTGCAAGATCAAGAGAGATTGACTTCGTGTACCGTTTTAATGACGGTATCAAGAAACTTACAGAGGCACTCGGAGTTACACGTAAGATTCCGAAACAGGCAGGTGCGGTACTGAAGGCTTATAAGGCACAGGGAACACTTGAAAGTGGTGCGGTTGCCGAGGGTGACATCATTCCGCTTTCCAAGTACAGTACTGTTCCTGTAAATTTCGGGGAAATCACCCTGAAAAAGTGGAGAAAAGCATCATCCGCTGAATCAATCGTTGAGAAGGGTTATGACCAGAGCGTTATTATGACACTCGATCAGCTTCTCAAAGATGTTCAGAAGGGTATTCGTACTGACTTTTTCACTTTCCTTGCAACAGGAACAGGAACAGCAACAGGCGTAGGATTTCAGGATGCAGCAGCCGCAGCTTGGGGTCAGCTTCAGGTAAAGTATGAGGACACAGATTTCTCACCTGTACACTTTATCAATCCGCTTGACGCAGCTAAATATCTGGGCGCAGCACCGATTACTACACAGAGTGCTTTCGGTATGACCTACATTGATGATTTCCTTGGACTTGGAACTATCATTATGAACACAGACGTAACACAGGGTACTATCCTTTCAACCGCAAAGGAGAATATCGTACTCTACTACATCCCGGTTAATGGGGCAGACCTCGGAGAGGTATTCGACTTTACGTCAGACCAGACAGGATATATCGGTGTCCATGAAGAGCCGACATACAACCGTATGCAGGTTGAAGATACCGTTATTTCGGGCGTTAAGCTGTTTGCAGAGCGTCTTGATGGTATCGTTAAGTCTACCATCACTAACGCATCGCAGAATCCGGGTGCTTAATAAAAGGAGGTCTTGACGGATGGCAAGATACGTATGTATAGTGCCGTTTGCCGACATCTATGACAACTATCACGACTATTTTGTGGGGGATGTATTCCCCCACGATGGTCGTTGGATAGACACATCAAGGCTTAATGCTTTGCTTACGAACGCAAATGCATTAGGAAAGCCTTTAATCAAAAATGCGGAGGAAGTAGCGGTCAAAACTGATAATAAAAAGGTAAAGGATGAGCCTAAAGAGGAAGTCGTTGCGGAGGAAACTACAGAGGAATCCGTAGATGATACTAAAGAGGACAAGCCTTACACAAAATCAGAGATTAACCGATCGAATCTTGCAGCTTTGAAACAGATTGCGTCAGAAGTCGGTATTGACGGTGCGGATGACAAAACAGGTGGCGAGTTGAAGAAACTCATCATCGAAAAGTTGGAGTTGTGATGCTATGAAAAGATACAGAGCAAAAGTATATTTCACGGACGCAAAAGACGGAGATTATGTGTACAAAAAAGGTGACGCATATCCAAGAGAAGGTCTTACTGTGTCCGAGGAACGTATAAGAGAACTTTCTACACCGTTCAACAGCAGAGGCGTTGAGGTTATCGAGGAAATAAAAACTCGCAGAGATTCATATGCTGATGAGCGTAATGAGGACGAGGATGACAATGACCGTAGATGAAATGAGAAATGCCATAGTAAACGAATTAACGATTGAACTCAAAGATGAGAGTGCCTTTTCACAGAAGAAACTCGAAATCAAGGTTGATAATGCGATTCGGGAAGTCAAAAGGGCGAGAAAATATCCGTCATCATATTCTGATGAAATGATAGACGCAGATATGGAACAGTTTTATTCCAATATCAAGAATATCGCCTTGTATGACTACAATATGATTGGCGTTGAGGGTCAATCGGCATCTACAGAGAATGGAGAGAGCCGGACTTATATTGACCGAAACAAACTCTTTTACGGCATAATACCGTTTGCAAGATAACAAAAGGAGATTGTGCATATTCGCACCGTAGACGTGGCGGTACGAATGTAGGGTTGTCGGGTATTGTTGGTGGAGGGAACACCGACATTTCATTTCAAAAGGCGGTATAATATGTGGGAATCAGTAGAAAGACTTGTGCAGAGTGGCAAAGGATGGTTTGTTTTAATCATCATCGCTCTTATGGCATTTGCCATTCGTCAAGGTTATATGAAAGTAAGAACTGAAAAAATCCTTATTGGTAGGGATTCAGGCGAAAAAGAGAGATTGATACTCAAAAATCAGCTTGAATATGCCTACAATATGTGTATGGGGTTCATAAACGACATTCCACACTTCGAAGGATTTGATGATTTTAGAGCGAAATACATTCTCGAATTATGCTACGATGAAATGGTAAAGTGGATATACTTTAACCATATCGAAAATAAAGCAGGTTATATTGAGAATAAACAGGACATCATATGGAGTCTTGTGCAAGCAAATGTATCTCATAAGAAATTATCATCAGAACAATTCAGAAGTGATGTCGATGGCAAGGTAGCACATATCATTGAACATTTAGTGTCTATCCGAGAGGAATACAAATAATGAGAACTGTCAGGAAGAACAAACAGAGATTGAGATATGCTTTGTATAAAGGCAAGGCAGAGCCAACGATTGTAACTGATCGTGACGGAAATCCGATGTTTGACGATGACGGTAATTACGTGTATGAGGACGTTTCAACAAATGAACTTGTTTATGATGAGCCTGTAGAGTTTTATGGTAATATAGCCTTTTCTAAAGGTTCAGGAGAAGCAGAAAGCGTAGCATTTGGTATTTCGCTTGCTGATTATGATAGCACTTTGGTTATGAATAGGGGAGAGATACCGATTGACGAAACATCCCTGATATTTGCAGAGAGTGAACCTGAATATGAGGATGGGAAGTTGATACGAGAGAGTGCGGATTTTACCGTAGTCAAAGTTCAACCGTCACTCAACATGGTCACATATCTTCTCAAAAGGATAGTGAAAAATGCGTAAATTGACCGCCACATTGTCAGCGGATAGTTTGAATAAGTTGGCAAAAGACTTTAAGACGTATACGAATAGCATTGATTTGAAATGTGAAAAGCTAATCGAGCGTCTTTTAGCTGAAGGAATCAGGGTAGTCGGAGAAAACATCACATCCTTTATGGGAGATAGTAGTAGGGATTACAGTACATACGTTGAAGTACACCGTATACCGAACAAAATGGTATCGGCAACACTCGTAGTTGAGAATGAGGATATTCTTTTTATCGAGTTTGGAGCAGGTATTCATTGGAATGATGGTAATGACCATCCGCAAGCTAGTGAGTTTGGCTACGGAGTAGGTACATATCCCGGACAGAAAAACGCTATCAACCCCGGATATTGGTGGTACAAGGGCGATGACGGAGATTTACACCTATCTGTTGGTACACAAGCTACAATGCCTGTTTATAAGGCATATAAGGCGATGCAAGATAAAGTAGTTGAAATCGCAAAAGAGGTATTTTTAGATGGCTGATTATAACGAACTTTGGTATATGAAAGTCGAGAGTATAATTTTCGACAGAATCAAAAAGAAATCTAGTGAATACCTGAAGAAATATAAGGATATTACCTTTACATCGGATGAGGTCGTTCAAGCACCGACAAAGTTTCCGTGTGTAGAGATAAGGGAAATCGGGGGAGAAGAAGTAGGACAAACTTTTGAGGGCGATGCCGTATGTGGTTATCGTTCAACATTTCAAATAACTGTTTATCATAACAGTAGTAAACAGATTGCAAGGGATGTCATGGAAGAAATAGTGAGCCATTTCAAACAGGATTTGAGGTTTGATTTGGTAGCCATGCCAATTCACTCGTATAACGGTCAAATACACATGTATATAGCAAGATGTAGACGAGTGATAGGAGCAGGAGATAAAATCTAAAATAAGGGCAAAATTGGGCGTTGTAGACCCATTTGCAAAATACATTGACAGAAAACTTCCTTATCGGGAGTTTTTTTGTTGCAACAAAGACTATCTATAAGGAGGTAGAAAACAATGGCAGATGTGCAAACAAGTGTACCCGGAGTAAGTACCGTAGGCGTTCGTCTTGCATATACCGCAGACATGGATACGTTTACCGCACCTGAAGCATCAGCGATGACCTTGCTCACACGTATCAACAATTCGGGTGATGTAAACCTTGATGTTGAGGAAATTGACGCTTCAGCACTTGAAGATTCGATTACCAAGTACATTCAGGGTAGACAGGACACAGGTGGTTCATTCCCTGTAACGATCAACCTTACTGATGCTACTATCGGTGAATGGGAATCAATCAAGGGAACTACAAAAGTATTTGAGGAGTATTATCCGGGTATCGCAAAAGCATTTTGGGTACGTGCTTCAGTACCGCCTGTTATTCCGAAGGGCGAATCGGGTCAGAACGAGTTAAAGACCGTAGAAATCGAGTTGACACTCGTAGACGTATTCGGATGGCAGACAAAGGTTACACCGAGCGTTTGATAAGCACTAACATTGTTGGGGGTTGTCCTTATGGATGCCCCCATTTTTCTTTTATATTGGGAGGATAACAAAATGGAATTAAAGATTGGGAAGAAAACGTATAAACTTCAGTTTGGATATGCTGTCGTAGCAAGGGGTGGAATCACAAAGAAACTCCTTGATATGCAGGATATGTTTGATGAAAACAATGAACAGGCAAGTCTGTCTGATGGTCTTGAAAGAATGATGGCTACACTTGACGAACTCATGCTTGCAGCTTTGCAGAAGAATCATGCTGACGAGTTTGGATATAGTGTACGCACAGGTAACGGACACGATGAGGCACTCGAAAAGGTTGATGCACTCCTTGATTCGTACCTCGATCAGGACGATGCCGACCCGATGGAACTTATCGGTAGTCTTACCGAGGAATTGGAGAATAACGGTTTTTTACGCCATATTCTCCGTCAGGAGCAGAATCAGACGGAGGCGAACTAAATAATCTATATATACCGCCAAAAGAAGAAAAGACCGAATGGGAGGAGTACAACGATGAACTTCTCCCTCGGTTGCTTTTTACTTTAAGAAATTGGCAATTTCGTGTTGAAGATATTGATAACGCTGTTCCTAATGACATACGCCCTTATTTAAAGGCTATGGATTTAGAGTACGATTATCTGGACACGTTTGCATGGATAATAGGTCAATATTCATATGTCGCTCACGGCAAAGTGCTTTCATCAGCATTTAGCGGTAAACGGCATGGCAAGAATAACGATTATCCTGACAAACCATTCCATAGACATATCGAAACACGAGAAATGACAAAAGAAGAGTTTGATGCGTTGCCTAAAGACGAGAAAGAGAAAGTCTTTATGCAGATGATAGATAACATGATGGCTCCGGCTATTGCAGGTTTCAAACGCAAGAAAGCGTTAGAGGACGAGGATAGAGAAGATGGCTGATGCACAGACAATTGATAGGTTAGCGATAGAGATTACATCGTCAATTAAAGGCGAGAAGAAACTTAAAAACTTTGCTAACGCATTACAAGACTTGGCTAATGTGTCAAGTGGTATAAATACGTCAAATCTCCGTAGTGTTTCTGGCGATATTAAGAGCATTACGAAGTCATTTGAAGGATTTAGTGCTAATACCGTCAAGAACTTTGCTAATTCTCTTGGACGCTTATCACAGATCGAAAAAGGTAGTCTTGGTGGATTCCAAAGTCTTTCTGCACAACTTCAAACCCTTGCATCTGCTACAAGTAAGATGGATTTGAACGGAATCAATAGGCTTACCAATTCTTTATCACGACTTTCCAATGCAAAAATGAATGGTTTTGACCCCTCAAAGTTCGGTCAAATTGCGTCTACAGTTCGTAGTCTAGCAAGTTCTCTTTCACAAGTGGATGGTGTAGATTCAGGCGTATCACGCCTTGTTAGTGCATTTGCAAAACTCGGTAGTAGCGGTCAATACATCAAGAATGTTCAACAGTATTTCCCGAAAATTGGAAGTCAGGTACTTTCTCTTGTAAAAGACTTAAAATTAGTTGGAACTATTGACGCATCTATCGCAAAACTTGTTGAAGCTATTGCAAGACTCGCAAACGCAGGCAAGAGTATTTCGAGTGTTGTTGCAAATCTTGATAAGTTCGGTGATGCGGTAGTAAACCTTGTCCGAAAGCTACAAGGTGTGGGAAATATCAGTTCTAACCTTGCAAATACCATACAAGGTTTAGGAAACATGGCACAGGGCGGTTTGAAGTTTGGCTCTATCATGCAACAAACCGCTACTCAATCGTCTAATCTTGGTAGCCATCTTAAATCTCTTGGGAAAGCTGCATGGAATGTTATCTCTCCATTCAACTCGTTCTCTGAAAAACTCGGAAAGACCACGAAACAATCTAAAGGGTTGGCAAGTACCATAGGTCTTTTATATGCGAAATATTGGCTCTTAAAGCGTGGTATTATGGCTGTCGGCAAAATGACAGGCTCGGCACAGGATTATATCGAGGCGTTTAACTATTTCAACGTAGCATTAAATAAGGTTGGAGAGGACAGTAAAGAACAGTATAAGCGTTTCGGATATGATAACGCTACCGAGTACGCACAGAGTTTTCAGGACAGATTCACTGATTTGCAGAAGCAGATGACAGGCTTCAATGTAAACTCACGTACTGGGGATTTGAACTACACAGGTGGCAGAAACCTCGGTCTTAATATCAAAGATGTAATGCAATATCAAGCACAGGTTGCACAGATTTCAAACTCTGTAGGTCAGCTTGGCGAAGTATCGATCATGGCATCTAAAGCTATGTCTATGATTGCTGCCGATTTGTCATCTTTGACTAATACAGACCTTGTTCAAGTGCAAGAAAACCTTGTTTCAGGTTTCAACGGCATGACGAGAGCCGTTTACAAGTATGGTATCAACATCACACAGGCAAACTTACAACAGATTGCTTATAATCATGGCGTAAATACATCGGTAGCAAAATTGTCAATGGCGGCTAAACAACAGTTACGTCTTATCGGTATATTAGAGCAATCAAAAGTAGCGTGGGGCGATCTAAACCGTACATTATCGCAACCTGCGAATCAATTAAGGCGTTTACAGGCAGGTTTTGCTAACCTTGCACGTACTATTGGAAGTCTGTTCTTACCGCTTTTGAACGTGGTTTATCCTGTTCTTAATGCTATTGTATCTGTATTACAACAGTTTTTTGGATGGCTTGCAAAACTCGTAGGCGTTAAAATGCCTGATATGTCATCGGCTCTTAATATGCCTGATATTGGCGGTGCAGCAGAAGATGCCGGGGATTTAGCAGACAACACAGGCAAAGCCGCAAAGAACGCTAAAAAGCTGAATGATAACTTACAGGGATTTGATGAAATCAACAAATTGCAAGCCGACAACGATAACTCTGGAAACGGAGGCGGTGGCGGTGGAGCAGGCGGTATCGGTGATGTTGATTTATCTAAAGATATTGCCGACCTGTTAAGTCAGCTTGAAAAAGAATGGAATAAAAAGTTTGAAGATAAAGTTGCCAAGATTGCCGAAAACATGAAAAAGGCACTCCTTGACGGATGGAATAAGGGTGGCGATTTCACAGAACTTGGCAAGCGATTTGGCAAGTGGATTACTAATGGACTTGAAAAAATACCGTGGGATAAGATAAAGAAAACCATCAAAAAGGTAGTTAAGTCTATCGCTACATTCCTTAATGGTTGGATTAAAGGAATGAATTGGAAAACTCTCGGCAAGACATTTGCAGAGGGCATAAATACCGTTGTAGAGGCTCTTTACACATGGTATGACACATTTGATTTCTTGGCGTTTGGAAAACGTCTTGCAGAGGGCATCGGTTCGACTATCAGTAACATTGATTGGGATAAACTCGGACGTATGCTTGGTAAGAAAGTCAGAGGGATGATTCAGTTTGCTTTCGGCTTTATTACCAATATTGATTTCAAGGCATTAGGCACAAAGATTTCAAATGCTATCAATGGCTACCTTGCAGAGATGGGTAAAGTTGACCCACGTACAGGATTATCTGGATGGGCTGAACTTGGAAAGAGTATAAGCAAAGGCATTGAGGGTATACTTGATACTATCATTACTTTACTTGACAAAATAAATTGGGATGCCGTAGGCGAAGCGGTTGCTGATTTCCTCGGAAATATTGATTGGGGAACTCTGATGCTTAAAGTCGGTGAACTTATCGTTAAGGGTATCGGAGCAGCTATCAAAGTCGCAATCAAGGCATTTGCTAAAGACCCTCTTGGCATGGCTGAAGCACTTGTATCTGTACTCGGTATCATATTTGCATATAAGAAACTGTTAGGCTTTTTCGATATATTCTCCGTAACATTTGGACGTGGCATGAATGGTGCTATGTTACGTGCGTTAAGAGGAAATGCTATCGGAAATGGTCTTGGCTCTGCTATCGGTGGAACAGGCGGTGGTGGTGGTCTATTAGGCAAGATATTTAAGCCTATCAGAAACGCCGGAGCAGGTATAGCGGCTAGTTTTAAAGCTGCTTTTGAAGATAAGCGTATACAAGACACATTGTTCAAAGGTGGCTCTAGCATGGGTGGTTCTTTGCTTGCCGGACTTAAAGGCGCATTGACCGCACCTACTATCGGGTTAGGACTTGGAACGGCTATCTTGTCGGCTGCGGCTGTTGCTTTTGGGAAAATAGGCGGTAATATTCTTGGCGATAGAGTTGACGCTTATACCGAGAGATTGCAACAGGCTAGAGATACAGGTAAGACAAAAGGCGCAGCAACACTTGCCGTTGCCAGAAGTCAAGGTAAGAGCGTTGATGACACCTATAAGGCTGAACTTGAAAAGTCTTTGGCAGAGAAGAAAAAAGCACTTGAAGAATACCAAAAAAAGTACAATGGTATGGTAAAGAATAGCATGAATAATATGGTACAAGCCACTTCTTCAGGTTCAGGTGTAGGTGGAATTGGATATGCACTAAAGAACATCTTTGATTTAAGTAATGACTTCTCTGATGTAGAGGATACGGAGGCTAAAATCAAGGAATTAGAGGGTGTTATCAGCGGTATGCAAAGCACTCTCACAAAATATAACGGTACACAGGAAAGAACAAAACAGATAGAGAATAGCCGTTCAAAAGCACTTGCAAGGCTTCGTAAGATGGCTGAAAAGGGCAAAATCTCATGGTATGACTATGCAAAGGCTCAAAAAGCTGTTAAGGAAAGTACAGGCAATACAACTGACATAATGGGTAAGGCATTACTCGCTACTGATAAGTATAGGAGTATATCTAACCGACTTGCATCTGACATGACAAAAGCTAATGTTCCTATGGAACAGCAGAAAGCCATAATGAACAAATTACGTGATGCGGTTGCCGAGGGCAGATTATCACTCAAAAAGTACCAAGAGATCGTCAAGAATAGCAAGGGCGATGTAAACAAGCTGAATGAGGCTATCAAGAACATTCCATCTTCAAAGAAAGTTAAGATTAGTCTTACATCAAACATAGGAGATGTGAAAAAACAACTTAAATCTATCCAAAGAAAAATTACTGTTGATGTTCAGGTAAAAACAACTGTTTTAGGAAATGGAACAACAGTTAAGAATCTGTCAGCATCAAATATGGTAAGAAATTACTTTGGAAACTCATCTGCCTATAATGAGAATGAAGGCAGAACATTCAAGTTGCAGAAAGATGGGTCTGTTCTTGTCAAGAAAGGATATGCCGATTTAGCCGAATATCTTAAAAAGGCAGGCATAAAGTATAAGATAGTAAAGAAGTTTGCTAATGGTGGTTATCTCGAAGATGGCTTATTTACCATGAATCGTGGCGAGATTGCCGGGAAGTTTGATAATGGTAAATCTGTCGTAGCGAATAATCAGCAGATTTCAGACGGATTTGCTAAAGCGATAACCGCAACACTTGCACCTGCGATGTATTCAGCGGTTAAACAAGCGGTAGGCGAATCAAACGGTGGCGGTCAGAGTATCAAGGTGTATCTGGACGGAAAGCAACTTGCTGAAAATAGCGTGAAGTACATACGCCAGATGAACAAGTCAAATGGTAGGACACAATTTGCGTGATGAGGTGGATAAATGGCACGATTAAAGTTCAGAGTTGATGGCGTAGACCTTTTCGCCAACAAGATACAAAAGATAAAATATGACCGAGAGCCGGTATGGTCAGAGAATACCAGACGTAATTCATCGGCACTTATGACAGGTAAGATTAAGGCGTGGAAATGGAAACTTGACATTTCCTACGCCCCATCTCTTACACAAACTGAACATAGGGCGATTACAAATGCTCTTGCCAACAACACAGAATGGCATAGGGTTATATTTACGGATGATAACGGTCAAGAACAGACCGTAGATATGTATGTCGGTACAATATCAACAGAGCCGTATTGGTTTGTGGATGGAAAAATGTTGTATCAATCAATAAATATACCACTTATCGAACGATAATGAGAGGATAAACAATGTCGCAACTTACACTTGATACAAGCATACATAACATCGAATTGAGAATTGGCGGTGTATTGTACGCAGATCGAGATATAATCGAGCGTGTCACTATAACATACGGATGTACGGATGGAACAGCACCGGGATTTGGTGCAACGTATTCTCCGAGTTGTAGCGTAGTCCTTAATAGTGATTCTATCGTAGGACATATCGCAGATGGTGCATTTACGCAAGGAGTGTATTTCTCTGTACACACAGATTTGCCTGACGCACCTAACCTCGGTACTTTCCTTATCGAAGAACCGCCTATGAAAACCGAGGATTATCAGATTACGTTCGAGGGTCAAGGATTGCTTGGCTCATTATACGATTATACGTATATGGATTTTTCGGGTTGCGACCCTGTTATTCCAATTTATAGTTCTTCATCGGGTACAAAGAGTGGATTAAATCTCTTTGCTACTCAATTCCAAAAGCAGATAGTGATGCCACCAAATGCTTATTTGCCTGATAGTTGGCGCAATTTCAAACTGTATCTGCCTATTATTACCGCTGAATCAAAAGATACGCCTGTATACGAGAAGATAACAGCTAGAGAATGGCTTGCCGGGATTGCTTTATTACTCGGATGTAATGTCGTAGAGGCGTTTGGCGATTTAAGATTTGTTCCGTTGTATATGTCATATGCCACGAGAAATACGCAAGATTACTTCGTAGGCGATGAATATAATAGCGGTTTCGACCATACTGACCTCGTGTATCAGCCTGAAGCACTCAAAATAACCACTCAATCTATGTCAAAGATTACCATAATGGGTAATACACGTTATAGTGCGTGGGCGTACACAGAGAAAGAGGTAGAGTATAAGTCAAATTATGACCCATCGTCTATCCCTACAAGCCATATAGCATATGATTTGAACATAAATATCCAATGGATAGGTCATTCTTTGCGTTATGCGTATTGGGGTAGTAGAAAAGGAAATCAGACACCTGCGAGGTATCTTCCGTCATATCAGTTTGCATATACTCCGTCAAATTGGGATTTTTCGGGATATAACACGATTTTCAGACCCGGCAATTTCATCAATGTCCGTAAAGAAATCAAGAATGTTCCGACACAGACCATTGAGGTTATCGAGGTTTTAGCGTATATCATGGAGATGACGCTTGAATGGAACGGCAACTTCAATGTGACTATAAACTCGTCATATAATGGCGATGCAGATGGTGTTACGAGTTCTATCTCATCATCAGCTAATGGACACGGAAAAAGCGGATTAGGTGCTATTGTAAGTGGTGGTCTAATCAATGGTGTGCGTATCGAGGATGGCACTATATGGGCGAGAAAGATAAACGTACATGATTTGGCGGCTGATAATGCCTTTATCGGCTTTCTGAACGCAAATGAGGCATTATTGGGCGAATTAAGGGCAGAACACGCATGGATTAAGACCATGAATGTCGGTACTCTTGATGCACAGAGTATCACAACGGTACTTATGAACGCTGAATATGCCCTTATAGGCGATGGAACGATAAAAACCGCAACAGTTATACGTGAAGCGGTAGACCAAGCTACAATTCTTAATCTGTGTACTACATTTATCAAATTGCAATCCCAGAGCGGAAATATGACGTTCAAGGATAATACGATACAGATAAATGATGAACACGGTGTTACACGAGTACAGATAGGAAAAGACGAATCTGGGGATTATGACCTTTATCTGTGGGATGAAAACGGACGTTTGATGTGGTCGGCATCTGGACTTGCAGAGGCAGGTATCAAATCAAAGATTATCCGTAATGATATGATTGCAGATGACGCAGGTATCGAGGGTCAGAAAATCAATATCGAAACCCTTGTACCGCAGATAAATAGCACAGGATATAAACTCACATCGTCAATCCTTGCCTATGATGGAACAGGACAGACGTTTGAAAGCAAGTTCCAAGAGGTATCATATAACCTCGGTGGCGTAGCGAAAAACGCTGACGGATATAGACTTGTAGTGGACATAGATGGTTATTGTCGTGTAGATCAAGACGGAAATGATATTGAACACGCATATCTGACCGCTGAAATCTACAAAGATGAATATAACGAGAAAACGCATCAATTAACACATCTGCGAGTGACAGACCGATATAAACCGTCTGATTTTGTGTGGAAACGCTATTCAGACCATAAAAACGATTGGACAGAAACCGTATCTACTAAATCGTTTGACTATATACGTGAGGCAGATATTGCACACGCACGTCCGGCAGACAATGAGCCTGATGTTGACGTAAAAGGTTGGGTAAACAAAATGTGGAATCCGACTACTCAAACCTATGATACTGTTCAGAATGAGGTTACTGTCACTCATAAGGGCGATGAATATTGGAATGACCCACAACAACATCCTGTCGTAGTACATTATGACAATGCCAGACACGCATTTGTATATCAGCTATCTATGGAAGATGTGTGTATCGGAGCGGTATTTGAATGTACCGCAAGGGTAGCAAAACAGGTTAGACTTCATGCAGAACCATATCAGATTGAGCCACTTGTTTATAATGGACAAGTACAAGAGGCAAATCTTGCTAATATGGATGAAGCAACTATTGCGGTATCGGGTATGCTTGATTCCGAGGTAGGAACGCATGAGGCTACCATAGGACTTGCAGACGGTTATGTTTGGTACGATGAAACAGAAGCACCGAAAAATATTCCGTGGGTTATTGAACCGGGAGTTGCACCTACAGAAGTACCTACACAAAGCGGAACTCTTACTTATAATGGTGGCGCACAAAGTCCTACTTGGTCTAACTATGACCCTACTGTTCTTACTCTTAGTGGAGAAACATCAGGAACGAACGCAGGTACATATACGGCTACCTTTACGCCTACCGAGAATTACACTTGGGAAGATGGTACACGTACACCTAGAAATGCTACATGGATTATTAGTAAAGCACCCGGAAATATCACACTTTCAAAAGATATTGTTAGCCTTACAACGGCTAACCCGACAGATACAGTTACATTCAGCGATAATACAGGCGAGGTAACGGTAACGTCAGCAGACCCGACCGTAGCTACGGCAAGTGTAAGCGGAAATACGATTACGATAACGCAAGGGAGCGAATGATATGGCAACAACAACCGTAACAGTAAATGTGGCAGAAAGTCAGAACTACCTTGCTACAAGTAGAACGATAAGTGTTAATTCAGATACAAAACAGCAAGGATATATAACATTGTCAACAAATAGCGTTACTTTAACAGGTGATGTTGGTACTACTCAAACAGTTACAATTACCTCTAATTCAGGTGGTGCTTTATCTGTAGCATCGTCTGACACAAGTAAAGTCACGGCATCATTGAGCGGTACAACAATAACCTTAACAAGTGTAGCAAATGGAAACGCTACTGTGATGGTAACAGTTGGAGAAACGTCTGAATATACATCAGCTACGGCAACCATTAGTGTAAATGTATCAATAGTAGTAAAGACTAAAGTTGCAATTCCAACACAAACTACAGCACTTGTTTATAATACAAGTTCACAATATATTTATGATGCGGTTACATATGACAGAAATAAAGTTTTTATTGTTGGGGGTGCTACATCGCATAGTGATGCTGGTACATACCAAGAAACATTTAGACTTTATGATACTACTTTATATGAATGGTCAGATGGAACAACAAGCGACAAAGTGGTTAGTTGGACTATATCTAAAGCAAACCTTAATAGCACATTGTTTATATACGATGAACATAAAGGTATGGATGTTACAAGATTGAACATAAATGGTAGTGTTGGTAACGCTAATATGTATTTATCGTCCACTAACAGTACGTATACTTACGATGATACGATGCTGGTGGATTTTTACTTTGAACCTAGTGAATACCCTACACCTGTATTTTCGGCATCTGGAACAGGAGCGCAGTATATTCAATTTAGATATGACGGAAGTAATAAGTATGTTTATGACACCTCTTTACCATACGATATGTATTCAGTTCCTGTAACAATATCGGTAACAGTACCTGAATCTAAAAACTATGCAGCGATGTCAATTTCTGTAAATGTTGAGATTGTTAGTTATTAAGGAGTAGATAATGCCAAACAACACAGGATTAGAGCCGGGTAAAATATATAAAGACGGAGAAAACTTTATAAACGGCTCGGATATTATCAATAGCAATAAGCCGTATCGTGTTCTTGACGGTGCATATGATGGCGATGCGTCACAGTACGTTATTCCATATCCGAAAGATGCACAAGGCAGATATATCATTCCTATACCGACCTTTACAGGCAATTATACGTATAACGGAAATACGATTATTCCTGTGTTTAACGGATACGAAGCACGTTATATGTATATAGACGGTCAGCAGATGGCTAAAGTACCGGGAACGTATACGGTAACATTTACGTTAGCTAGTTCAAGATTTGTATGGGAAGATTTAGACGATACTCATACAGACCGTGATGTTGATTGGTATATCAATGAGGCGGTAGGCGAATTATCGGTACAAGCTGATACACTCGTGATAAATGATAAATACGGAACAGTTACGATCGAGTATGAAGCGCATACGAGCAATTTACAGTTCGTGTCTAACTACGATAAACTATCGGCATCCTGTTCAAACGGAATGATTTATGTTCGAGCAGAGGGTGCATTAAACGGAAATTATGAGATTGAGGTAATTGCCCCGGCAACAGGCACTCATAGCGAAGCAAGGCTTACACTGCATGTTCAGGTAGCATTTACGCAACTTGGCGAGGATTTATACCTTACGCAGAAAACGGTAGCCTATGGCGATCAATTTACGCAGAACAGATGGAGCAAGATTTATCAGACCATAGACACGATAGGTGCAGAAGTTGGCTATCAATCACAAGGACTTGGAAGAACGATAGACAGTTTGTCCAGAGTGAAGATAACCGCTGACGAAACGAAAGCTGAAGCAGAACTCTTATGTCATTACGACAAAAATGGCGAGGGTGCAGATGCGGTAATCAGACTTACGGCAATCACAGATGGTTTGGCAGGCAAAATCAAGACTCATTCGCAGATTTACATGGCTGCCGATTGGATTAAACTTGAAGGATATACAACGATAAATGGCTCATTTCAAATAGCTGATAGTTCAACGGTAGGCTATAACGCAGGCGATATATTCTTTAAGAACGCATATCTCGGAGAACCGGGAGATACGTTCATCCATATAACCAAACAGGCAGGCAAATATGGTATGTTTGGCGATTATTTCGATTTGTATGAGTGGGATGAGTATATAGGGCAAGGGCAAAGTACCTATATGTCAAAGCATGGTACACTTGATGTAAAATCTATTTCAACTTATGGTTCAGTAGATTTTGCAAATTATTCAAGGCTTACTCCTGATAGGTTTGTGTTTGGAGTATCTTACAACGGTGGTTCAAGAGAAGTAGGATTACACGCACATTATGGTGCTGGAAACAACCCCCTTTCTATGCCTTGGTTTGATTGTGATGGAAATATAATTTTTAAAAGTTCAGTAGATGTTGTATCAGGCAAAACGATATTGTATGACCCAAACAACCATTATGAGGCTTTATATAAAGATAGTAATGGCGTTGTTCATAAAACAGGGGATGATTGTAATAATCTTGTTTTTTCAATGACAAATTCGGATTTTCCATCGCCTGTTGGTGGTTATTACCCACCTTTATTGAGGATAGATGCAGAAGCTCCTTCGTTAAATCAAGTTAGTTTAGTAGACCCACCTAAAGGTGTCACAGGTGTATGGCACAACGGCAGACTTTGCGTAGGTACGAATCAGCTTGGATACGAAAACTCATCTGGAAACATCGTAGCACCGCAGGCATCCATAAATGGTGGTCTTGTTGTATCTAGCTTTGTACGATGTGATAAGTTATACGTCAACGGAACGCAAGTCACATCCGATAGGCGCAAAAAGAAAGACATCGAGGATTTGGATGAGCGGTATATAAAACTGTTCGATGAACTTGATGTAAAGCGATTCAAATGGGTAGAACAACCGCAAGATGATGACGATGAGTCAGATACGAGATACAATGTCGGACTTATCGCACAGGATGTTATCTTTGCAGCCGATAAATGTGGATTGACAAAAGACGAACAAGGTTTTATCGGTGGAACAGAAATGTCGCATTATAGCATTGATTATCAGCATATCTCTATGATAGCAATATACAAAATGAAACAGATGGAAAAGGAATATGAAACCAGAATATCAACGCTTGAAGCGAAGATAGATACATTATTACGTGAGAAAGGAGAATAACAATGATTAAAAACGTATTGAAATCAATCTCAATGTCGGCTAACTCGACAACGGAAATTGATGGGGAGGAAAAGATCGTGCTTTACATGACAGGTCAGAAAAGTACAAATACCGCACCTGATTTTCACTTTACCATCAAGGATGAGGAACTGTACTCTGATAAGGCAATCAGAAAAGAGGCACAGAAAGATTTTGCCGATTTTTGTGATATGGTAGAAGATTCATAAGGAGGTGTAAAAAGTGGAGGATAACAAAGAGGAAACGATGTCAAGAGAACAGTATATCATAGCGAACTTACAAGCGCAGATTGGTGGTATGTCAACAACTATCGCTGATTTGCGCTTTACTTGTACCGCTATGGAACAGAAAATCAAGAATCTTGAAGAACAATTAGGAAAATCGGAGGTAGAATAATGCAAACAATAGCACTTATCATTATGGTAGCAATCGTATGTGAGGCACTTGTTGAGTATTTCAAGACTATCGCAAAAATGATTTTGGAGAAGGATTATAAGACGGCTATCACACAGGGCGTTACAATCGTTCTTGGTATAGGCTTGGCTTTCATCTTCAATCTGCAACTGTTCAACAACGCTCTGTCGGAGTTCTATGAGGGTATAAACATTAACCCGACAATTGATATAGTTCTGACAGGTATACTGTTTAGTCGTGGTTCAAATTACTTCAGCGACTTGGTATCAAAGCTGACAGGTGGTAAGGCGGTTGTTCTTACTCCCGATGATATGGTTTATGACCCACTTGACCCGACAGAAACTTTATCGAGCGAGGATGGAACATTGATTGACAAAGAAGGTGGTGAGTAAAATGACACCAAAACCGTCACAGTATGACAAGAAAAGCGTCACGAAAGAGGGGTTGACGATATACACACGCTTGGCTAAACCGATTTCCTATGGTGGAACGAGAAGCTATGATGATATAGAATTCGTTGTTATCCATTACACAGGAAATTCGGGGGATAGTAGCGCGGGCAACGCCTCATATTTCTCCCCACAGGGCGGTAACGCAAGAACCGCCGGAGCGCATTTCTTTGTAGACAAAGAGGGCATCACATTCAAGTCGATTAACATCAATCGTATTGCTTATGCGGTAGGTGGATTCTTTACGCAAAAGGGTAATGCAGGTCGGTATTACAAGAAGTGTACAAATACAAACTCTGTATCTATTGAATTGTGCGATTACGTCAAGGGTTATCCATCCAAGGCACAAATGCAATCTGTTATATTGCTTATCAAGATGCTTCAGCGTAAATGTCCGAACGCAAAGACAATCGTTAGGCATTGGGATGTGAATGGAAAGGATTGCGCCTTACCTATGATAGGCATAAACAACAAGAATTGGAAACAATTTAAAAAACAACTCAAAAACAATGGGATAAAGGCAAAGTTTGCCTAATATTTATGGTCTAGGTTGGTAAGTCGAAACCCAAGCGGAATCGCACATTAGAGGACGAA